TTGAAGAAAGTAATTGGTTTTTCATTTCCATTAGATGTTATCAAAGTAAATGGTTTCAAATATTCTGGAGATATTATAGTTTTAGAAGTATTAAACATAATACCATTAGATAGATAATTCTCAGCAACATTATTTAATAAAAACTCTACTCTATCAGTTTCTGGATATTTATAAGCCTTGCCAGCATAAACCATATCTCCTGCATAATCTAGATGATATTCAATAAAATCTGAACTGATTATCTCATTCCAAACATAATCTTTCCAAATAGGAGATATATCAGATTTAACAGATTGTGTAATATTAATAGATAAATTAATAATACTTGAACTATTCTTTATAACAGATACTCCAATAGTTGCTTGTCTAGAAGATAAACCTGAATTTTCTGCAATGTTCAAACTAATAGTTGCTACACCTTGAGAATTTACAGATAACTTCTGTCCACTAATCCAACCTACAGGAATACTAAATACAACATCATCTAAGTTGTTTGATCCTGTACCCATTATATTTAATGTAGATGCAGTTCAACTTACTTCATAATTAGTATTAGGAATCATTAAAGATGTTGCAGCTTGTTTAATTGGAACTGTAGCTTCAAGAGTGTAACCTCCAGAAGTTGTTGCAGTAACCATTGCACTAAACTCTAAATTATTAGTAGTTTTATTCTCTGGAACAGTTAATACAAAATAGTTATCAACAATATCCTTTTTAATATTACTAGCTTGAGGGCAGGTAACATTAAATGAGGTAATTGTTTCTTCTGCTTTAGTTGTACTTAAATGGAATTCTTCAGTAACAAAAGCAGATGCTCCATAAGTTCCAGATGAAGGAGTTACTACTAGCTTTAAATCTTCTGGAATATTGCTTTTTTCAATCTTAAAGCCGTAACTATAACTAATAAGCTTATTAGTGTCATAATAAGCTGCTAATTGAATAGTTCCAATTAAATCTGTATTCCATTGAGTATTAGCTCTTACTGTAACTTTAAACTTAATAGAGCAAGAATCCCAATCCAGAACTTCCATATTAACTAAAGCTGTAGCATTAACAACTGCTGCATCTCATTTAATAATATCTGATCTATTTAATATATACTCTACTGTATATTCTCCACCAGTATTTGGTACTTTAATGGTGCCATTAGCAGGATAATATCCAGGAGCTTTACTATGTAGATTAATTGGTAAATCTTCCATTAATAAAGCAGTAGTAAGACCTCTAGGATAAAAATGAAATACAGTAGAAGAATCAGTAGTTATTGTTGTAGGAGATAAAAATTGTATTGTACATCCAGAAGTACTAGGCTCTTGTATAGTTACCTCTAAAGGCCCTTCTTCTGAATAGTCATCTCCCCAAGCCCAATAATCATATTCTCCAGTAATTCCCCATCCAGGATTATTCCATTTAACAGGAAAACTCCTTGATGCGTTATATATTCCTAATTTACTTGGTATAAATGCCATTTTTAAAAGTTTTTAAATACATAATAATCTACTTGTCCTTGAAGATCTTTAGTTATAGCATCATCAAGAAGCTCCATATAGTTATTTTCTATATATTCTATAGTATTTGATAATAGATGTTTACCTTGAATTCCTTGAAGATGTATCTTCCTCCCAATTAAATATGTAAGCTGATCTATTGTTGGTAACTTACCATTATAAGGTCTGGGAATAATTGGCTTAGTTTTAATCCAACTCTTTATATCATTAAGTGGAGGGAACTTACCAGAATGTCTGCCTTCTTCAACGTATTTCCAATAATCTAATAAACTAACATTAACTTCATAATCCCCATTTTGGGTCTCAACAATGTAATTTAAACTATTACCTAATAATCCAGTATCATCAGTCCTTGTTTGAACCAATTCCTGTCTATATAAAGAAATTATGAGTTCTCCTCAACGTCTTAATAACTCATTTAAATTTGGGAAATTTAGTTCTTGAATATTCATTTTTGTTAAAATATATTAATTTATAGGTTAGTATCTAAACACAAATAGGGAGACTTACTCCCTATTAAGTGTCAAGTTTTTTACTCAAATTTAGTAGTTAAAATAAATAAAAACTGACATTTTAATGTTTTCGTTTTCATTCTTCAATTTGTCTATTTTCTTCATTAGCTTTATCTATAACATAACAAATTGTATTTAAGAACTCTTTAATTTGCATATCATAAACTTGATGCCAATTAAATTTAGTAACCTCACTTACTTTATCTATTCAGATAATTCAGCTTCATTTTTGAGTAAAAGGAGTAACCGTCTCATCTGTATCAGACTCCTTAGAATCTTTCTCCTTTCTAATTTGTTCTTTGTTTTCTTCAATTTCTTCTTCATCTCTCTTTCCGAAGAGTGAAGGGTACTCAGAGTTGATAGTCGCAATAAGTTTACAAAAAAAAACATTATGTCAGAGAATATATCAATTGTTAAATGATTATTCAAAAACTCTGCTTCATCCAAAGGATCATAATCTTCTCCATACTTCTTACCTTCTGGTAATAAAAAGCAAGCAGCTAGATTTGGCATATAATCATCATACTTCTTATAAAAATTCTGGAAGTCTATGTATTGACTTGCAGTCATCTTATTAACATTAAAAAAGACTTTATATTCCCTGTCTCCAATAATATATTTAGTTTCTGGAGTTTTAGGTTTATATGTACTCTCTACAAATTTAAGATTGTTAATTAATTCTTGTAATTTATTCAGCTCCATATTTTGAATTTCTTCTAAAGAAATATCACTAAGTACAGATACCATAGCTAAATTCATATCTAATTCATTTTCTCATTCTTTTCTAATTACATCCAATAGTTTTCTATAATGAGCTAAATTCATTTCATTCCAAGATTTTATCATACTATTTAAATTTAATATTATAATGTCCTTTAGTTGTATTTAATGAGTCATAGGCTAGCATTAATGAAATTACTGTATCATCATTAAATCCAGATGGAGCATTATAACTAACATTTCCAGTTTTTGGATTATATGAAGCTTCATATAGTCTTAACTCATTTAAAAGTTTATCATCTTTTAATAATCCTATCTTTTCATTCTCCAAAGCAGCTTGAAGCTTATTAACTATATCTGCCTTACTCTTATTAGTAGTTAAGAATCGTATAATCCTGATTTTCGGATTCTTCTGAACTAACATATCATAGAAGACACTACCAATTGAGTTTTGTTCAACTTGCACAATCTTTATAAATCCCTGATACTCAGTTAGTATATTTGTTAATAAATCAACTTGCTCTGTTGGAGTTTTATTGTTAAAATACTTTATAAAGACCATTTGCCCAGATTCATTTAAAGCAGTAACACAAGTATAGTCTTTACCACTTCCAGTAGCCCAGTCTATTCCTATATAAAGACTCTGATAATCTGGTTTTTTCTCAATTATGCAATTAGCTATATTATTAAATAAACATCCATCATCATCTGCAAATTCCCCTAAGTATTCGGTTCTAAATTTATTTTTTGAGGTTGTAAGTCGATACATCTCTAACTTCTCTTTATCTAAAAGCATAGATGTATCTTCTAAAGCTCAATCAAATGATTTATAGAACTTGTCATATTTCGGATCTAACCCTTTAGTAAAGCAGTCATAAAAGAATCCTTCTCGGAACCTTGGAGTACTAATAATTAATATTGGAGCAGACCACACATCAGTAGTAGGTTTAATAATTTCAAATACTTCATCTTTTAAGTAAGCAGCCTCATCTAATACAAGTAATCCACTTACAGAGAATCCTCGTAACGAATTCATTTGTTCTCCAGATCTAAATAATATAGAACTGCCATTATTAAACTCTAATTCAAGCAAAGTTTCATTCTTACGTTTAAGAATATCTGCTTCAGCTATAGCATTAACTATTTCTTTAAACACTTTTCTTGATTGCCCAAGAGTAGGTTCTACTATACAATTGACTGTTTTTGGATAGTTAATTGCAAATCGTAATAATTCATTTTCAGCTAAGAAAGATTTACCTACTTGTCGTTTAGCTTTAATTGTAAATATCCTTCCAGATCTATAAGCATCTGCCATAGCTATATGAACCTTATATTGGTACATAAATGGCCTATATCCTTTATATATCCTTGTCATTTATAATAGGATCTCCAAATTTAAATTGGCATTCATTATTTTGAATATTAACTTGAATTTCTGGTTGATTTAATCCAAACATAGAATTTATTGTTTTAATAACCTCAGTAGCAGATCTTACATCATTTTTACTAATAGCAATATCCAACAATGTTTCCAATCTTGTTAATTGTATATGTCTTAAATTCTTTATAAGATTATCGTTTTTATCTGCAATAATCTTATAAGCTTCTCTAATATATTTAGCAGCAGTAGTTTGCCCAACTCCATATTTAGTTTGAAGTTCCTCACTTACTTTATTTCTGGACCACCCTTTATTAAATAATCTTGCTGCATAAAGATATTTAGTTTTTTGTTCGTTTATTTGATCCTCTTTTACTTCTTCCTTTTTCGGTCTCCCTATTTTCTTCGGCAGTTCCTGATTCTTTACTTTCATTTTCCTTTAGTTTTTCTTGATATTCAAAATAGATTGGGGCAATCCTCTTTATAAGATTAAGTATACAAGTAGCACAAGCTACGCTCATTCTATATTCTTGTTCAATTAAACATTCATAAATCTCTTTAAGCTTAATTACATCCTGCTTTTGTACATTTCTGCAATAATTAGACTTAGTTGCAGTTACAAATCTATCTTCAAATCCTCTTAAATATTTAAACTGCTCTTCTGTTAATTGTTTCATAATTAGCACTTTTTAGTATAAGTAAATATAGAAATTAACTTTCCATTCTTGTAGTGATAAATAACTTCTGTTTCCATAAAATATAATTTTTAATTAATAAGTTTGTATATAACATCTATCAGCTTAGTAGATGCATCTTTTAATAATATCATAATATCTTTAATTAAGTCGTTATAGTATGCAACTAGCAATACTAATAATAAGTTCGGCAAACTAAACCCAAATCAAAATAAACTAATTATACCAATTCAGGTGCCTAAACACCAACTACACACCCAAGGCTTAATCATTCAATCTTCATTAAATGGTAATCCTCTATATAAGTAATTTCATAATCTTTTCCTTATAGGAATATCAATTCCTGACATAGTATATATAACTATAACAGTATTAATTATTAAAATACTTCCAAATAAACCCATAACAATGTTTCCAATTTACTTTGTTCCTACAAAACTTGGAAATGGTTCCATTATCATATCCCAAGCATCTTTTTATTTCTCTTATAGAATCTCATACTTTAATTAGGTTGCCATCTAAGTCATACTGAGCTACTTTTTTAGCAAGTGGGCCATTTGTTAATTTTTCAACAACTTTCTTAGTATGAGTGCCATAATTTAAATTATACTTAGCAGTACACCACTCCAGATTTTCAACTCTATTGTTTAACTTATTTTCGTCAATATGGTTTACTTGAGGTAAATTATTTGGATTTGGTATAAACGTTTCAGCTACTAATCTATGCACTCTAAAATTATATGTTTTGGAATGCAGTGAAATCACAATATAACTATATTCTCTAGTAATGTATTGTTTTATAATCTTACTTGAGTAATTATATTCTCTGCCATCCTTATATTTGACTACCCTTTGCATAGTTCTAACTCTACCAAGAGTACTTACTTCAAAAGGAAAATCCTTGTATTGTTTCCATTCTTCTAACATATCCTTCCACATATTTTATTTCTAATATTACTTATACACCTTGCTATGGTAGTATGACTAATTCCTAATATTCTTCCCACTTCTCTATAACTGTGATATTCAGCATATAATATGATTACTGTCTTATCTGCCTTATTAAGCTCAAGTCATTTTGGATATATACTTAATAGTCTATCATCCATATTTGTAAACATACTATAGTCTATTTCATACTCAGTAAGTAAATCGTCAATATTAATCTTCCGTTTCATTTAATCAATCCTCCAATTCGTCATTTTGTTGTTCAAGTGGTTCTTTAACAATCTCATAATATTTCTTATAGGTATAGTAATATCTACTTGTTTTACTAAACCAATAATTCTTAAATAATCTTGTAATCCAAAATTTCAATTCATTTTTGCTATCAAGCTGATTTAATTTTGGATTTGAATACTCTAGTATTTCTACAAAAATCATTTGAACACAATCATCATCCATTCCAAATTTAAGTTTTAACTCTTGGCAGAAGTCATAGTATTTGGTAATAATCTCATTATTCGTCATTTGCTATATAATTACTAAATTCTGTATTTACATCTATCTTAATGGCTTTCTTTAAAGACAACTCTGTTTTTAATGAATAGCCATAAGTTCCTCCAAAATCTGTTGTAGAACAACCATATTTCATAGAATCCTTTATAAAGGCTTGTTTTATATCTTTAAATATATATACTCCATCATCAAATATTATTACTAATATAGAATTATTTCTTGATAGCATATCAAATTTATCCCTATTAATAATAGTGGTTGGATATTTATTAGAATTAAATCTTCTCCTTTTAACTTCAATTATATAATCAATTCCATTCCAATTAAATGTTCCATCATATCTGGAGTAATCGTCTTTACATCATTCTATTTCTATATTATATTTATCTTTAAATAGATTCTTTATAAAGACTAAACTTCTTATATCTGTTTTCATTATCTTACATTATGAATTTTTAAGGTTACATCACAATACTGTTCATATAATTCAGATACTTCTGAACTTCCAGGATTATACCACATTACAGAGTCTAATTTATGCTGAAGTTCTGCCTGTTCTAATCTAAGCGCAAATGTTTTAGTTTGGTAGTCTCCATAAGCATTATATACTCTAATACCAGCTATAATAAAGCTAAGTACTAATAATCCAGCTAATATTTTATTTATCTTTTTCATAATTAAATATATTAGAAAGAAATACCTAAACCAAAAAACCAAGAGGATTTCTTTACCTTTTCATTGGTTTCAATCTCCTTTAATGCCTCATTACATAATTCTTGAGCTTTCTCAATAGAACCATCTTCAGTAATCTTACCATCTAATATATCAAGAAAATATTCAAGTGCTTCAATTTGTTTAGTTTTCATAATTTATAAAGTTTAATTGTTAATATTATGTCTTTTATTGTACTACAAAGATAATACATTTTTATTCAATTCCAAATTTTTTAGGTATTATTTTCAAAAAAATATTACTATTTGTATTTTTATTATATTTTAATAAAAACAATATGATTTACATAATTAAATTAACTAAAACGAATTTTATTAAAGTTGGTTACACCACTAATATAAGTGGTAGACTAACTGCTTATAAAAATACTATTCCAAATGAGATGATAGAATTTTTTATAGCAAAAGAAGGAACTAGAGATGATGAAAATTATTATAGAGATAAATATAGAGCATATAAAACTAAGAGTAATTCAGAATGGTTAAAACTTCCAGATGAATTAATTGTAGAGCTATTATCAGATTTTAAGAGTGCAAATAATATAAAAATAAATAAACAAAGTAAAAAAGAGTGATATAATGAGAATATAGATAAATTAGTAGAATTGTGTTTATCTGGAGTATCATTAAATAGAGCTGCAATTCAATTAAACGCACTAAATTGAGATTGAATAAAATATGCTAATCAAAGATATGAAAAAGAGAATGGTAAAAAATTAACAAAACTTTGGGTAAGAAAAATAAAGAAAAGTTTTGCAGAATAAAAATTTATTATTATATTTGTAGTGTAAAGAAAAAAAATAATTTTTATTAAAAATAATACCCGAATTATTTGGAAATTGAAATTTTATGTATTATCTTTGTACTATCAAACTAAAACTACTTCCATATTGAAAATTGAGCTGGGATTAATTCCCAGTTTAATTTTAATCTTTACTGTAACTTTTTTACTAATATTTTGTAGTAAGATAAATAAAAAAAGTTACATATAAAATTTATTAACTTATTAAAAATTACTATTATGAAAACTTATTTAAATAATTTAATCAATGAATTACCTACTAACTGTTTATTTGATAAAGGAAAAGTTGGATGTGGTGGAACTTCAATGGCTTTAGAGTGTGATAAGCCTTATGTTATATGTGTTCCATTTGTAAGCTTAGTTGAGAATAAACTTGCTCAATATCCTAATGAAAGACGTAAAGAGCCTATTTTTGGAGTTTATCAAGGTATTACTAAGACAGACATTGAAGCTTATGTATCTTCAGTTAAATGCCCTAAAATCATTGTTACTTATAATTCTCTTTATAAAGTAATAGAAGCAGTAAATCCTAAAGATTATAGCTTATTAATTGATGAATATCATATACTATTTAATCAATATAGTCTTAGAAGAGATGCAATTAAAGATGTATTAAAGACATATAGTCTATTTAAAGAATATACATTTATGACTGCAACTCCATTAGAAGATGAATTTGTTTTAGATGAATTGTCTAAACTGCCATTAGTAAAACAAGAATGGGATGATGTTATTGAGACTAAAGTTCAGACTGTTAAATGCAAGAATGTAGAAGCTTCCACAATTAAGCTTATAAATGGATTTTTAAGTGGGAATGTTGAAGGTAATGCTTATATATTTGTTAACTCTGTTGACTTTATAAAGAATCTTATTTTAAAGGCTAAACTTACAGCAGATAACACAAGAGTAGTATATTCTAAGAATAATAGAACTAAACTGCCAATTCAGAATTCTTCAGTAAATGATGAACCTAAGAAGATTAATTTGTTGACTTCTACTGTATTTGAAGGTTCTGATATTTATGATGAAAATGGAAGAATTATTGTAGTTAGTGATTCCTCTAAAGCTCAGACTCTTTTAGATATATCTACTTCAATTCAACAGATTGCTGGTAGAATTAGAAATAGTAAATATTTAAACTGGATAACTCATCTTTACTCAGCAACAAGATATGCAGATATTAGTTATGAAGACTTTAAAAAGAAGAATATCCAGAATATTGAGGAAACTAAGATTGCTGTAGATGCTTACAATGCAATGCCTGAAGTTGCAAGAAAGAAACTTAAAGAATTTACATCTGATACTTATATCCAAGTAAATGAGGATTATACCTTTGAATTTGACCCAAATATGGCTAAAGTAGATATATTCAATTTTAAGGTTGCAAGAGGTTTATACTCTGTAAGAGTTAATCTTACTAATGAATATCTAAAGAATGGCTTTATAAAGGTTGCTGAATGTGAAGATAAATCTATTAAGATAGACCTTGAAGCTCCTAGTAAGTCATTTCAGGAGCTTATTAAAGATGTAAGAGCTGAATGGGAAACTAAATTTAAAGTTGGAACTCCTATATTAAATGAAGCTCTAATTAAATATCCTTGGTTAAATGATGCAATTAATAAACTGGGATTTGAAAGAATGGCAACTTTGGGTTATTGCATTAAAGATATTAAAGAGGAGCTTGTTAAAATATCAGATAAAAATATGCCAAATAAGGTTGCCAAATTACTTACAAGAGATATTCAGAATGGTATGTTCTACAATTTAGCTTTATTGAAGAATAAGATTGCTGATGTATATAAGACTTTAGGTATAAAGAAAACTGCAAAGGCAACAGATATTGAACACTATTTTGAAGTTAGAAAATCAACTAAAACTGAAAAGGATGTTAGAAGCAAAGGATACATTATTATTAGACCAAGATTCATATTTAAATAGAATTGCGGATATTAAAGAAACTCTTAAAAAGTCAGAAGATACTATTAAGGAGTTTGATAAGTGAATGAATGAATTTAAAGAGAATTCTAAGAAATTAGGAGATATTATAGATAGAGTATTAGCACAAAGAGATTTTACATTTATTTCTAAATTTGATTAATTATGGATGATCATTTATTTAAAAAGCTTGAAGAACTAGAATACAGAATAGTTCAACTAGAAAACCAGAATAGAGGTTTAGTTTGGGAAGAAGTAGAAGAAATGCCAAAACCAGAAATTACTAATGCAACATATACTGATTAATATGAAATACCAAACCTATAAATTATGTATAAATGGAGTGTATTATGTATATGTAATACCAGAAAATAGTAAGTTTTTAGTAGACTTACAAACAGGAGATTTAATACCTAAAGAAGATGATAAATTATTTGAAATGATGGAATAAATGAAAATAGGAGGGTTATTTGCCCTCCTTTTCTTTTTTATTAAACATATCTTCACTTGAATCCTTTTACTTTATAACCTTCTCTAATTGCTTTAGCAATAGAATTTTTATGAACTCCGACATCTAAAGAAGCACTAACTGCACAATCATATTCTTTAATAAGAATATCATCTTTATATGCACCTACTTTCTTAGCTCTTGGATTATTACCAAAAGAATTATTTAAATAGCTCAAATCTCTTCCTTTCTGGCTATCACTCATCTTTTTCCTAGTTTCTTCTGATGGATGTCTTCCAATACTTTTAGCTCTTATCTTGTCTTTTCTTTCTTGAGTAAATGTAATTCCTAATGTGCCATCACCTCCGTCTGTAGCATTATAACCGTATTTCAGATTACGAGTATTATATCTATAAATAAGAATCTTCTCTAATGTTTTAGCACAAGCTTCTGGTAATCCTTCTTTAACTATAATGTGTTCAAATCCATCTCATCCATATTTTTTAATAGCATTTTCAAATGGCTGTTTTCTATAGCCAAGACCGTTTGCCCATCGTATCTCTGGCTTCTTACAAGTAATTCCAATATATTTCTTACCATTAATCTTGTTTAAATGAACATATACACTATACATATAAATTACCTTTCTTTCTTCGTTGTAATCCTTTAATACTATATAAAGCAATATGCACTCAGTGAGCAGTACTACTTCTTTCTATAAAGCATTCGTCAAAATCATACTTTTCAATAGCTTCAGTAATCCAAACCTGAAATTCTTTCATTTGACCGTTACTTGGAATTATATCTGCTGCATATCCTGTTAGATGGGCAGATGTCAAAGATCCTCCTACAGCTTTATTAAGCTCATTACATCTATAACCTGAATTCACACTTATTGCTGGATTCCCCAACCGATTAACATCACAATACTCTGCCCAATCACTTCTTAATGGGTCTAAAAGTTTCTCGACTAACTCTATAAGGTGTTCAGTAATCTCTTTATTTGGAGTATTATCTATCTTCTTAATAGAAGCTGTATCAGATCTTGTTAATTCACTAATAGTAAAATATTTCATTATTTAATAATATCTTTAAGCATAGTATAACGGTAAAATAAATGACATCCTGCACCAAGTGCTATGAGTACTAATGTAATCCAAAATGGAATTACTTTTACCATTAAAAATACTAAGATTATAATTACTATTGCTATTAAATATTTCATCCAATATTTCATAACTTATTTATTTAAAATTATACTTACTTTAATTCCTGCATCTCTTAGTTTTACTCAAGTATCAACTGGCATCTCATTATCACAATAAGATAAGCCTAAAATTCCAATATCTCTATTTTCTGATTTTAAATAGAATATTGCTATCTTATTAACCTCATTAGATTTAAATGCATAATACATTCTTCTATCTAATTCCTTTATATCTTCAACATCTCCAAATCATCCTCCTTTTTTAGATGTTTCCAATATAAATAAATAATCAGATAATAGGAAGTCTTTATAGTGACTTGAAACTGGAGCAACTCCAGGTTCTGTTTCTTCACTATTCATAATGCCATAAGTGAATGGTAATCCTCCTAATCCTGAAGTGCTATTATGATACTCAATAACTCAAGCTCTATCTGCATTCGTATCATTTAAAAGATCTTTAAGGATATATCTAACCTTAAGATCCGCTTCTTGTCGTATTACTTGATTAGTATTATGAACTGTTTCTATATAACTTACAACTTTATCATATATTATTCCTGGATTAGTACTTATAATTATTACATAAGAAATAAATATAAATCCAAATCCACCTTTAATTATTTTCCACAGTCCATATTTATCTACTCATTCTAATACCTTTCCAAACCAGTTTAATTTATTTTCCATTACATATTATCAGAACAAGTACCCAGAGTGTTGTCTACAGCTAAATCAACTCTAACAAATACTCCAGTACAAATATCTTTGAACTTCTGATAAAATGGAGTAAAAATTAAAGGATAAGAAATATCAACTTCTGGATATTGGTTATTAAATCGGTTAATTATATTAGTTAATGCTAATATTCCAGCTGATTGCTCTTCAAGCTGATTATTATCAGTCTCATCCCATCTTGCTATAAAATAGAGATTTAAAGAGTAAGTAATAGTATCCTCATCCATATTAAATGTATTTGGAGTTATATAAAATACATTATATTCAATAGTTGGGATACTATTAAGTTCATATATATCCTTACTTCCTACAAAATTAATATTGGGTTCTTCAAGAGCACAAGCTTTTAAATTGTTTATTAATTCAAAATACGTCATCTTACTTACTCTTTTTATTGTTATCACTTGAAGGGAAATCATAAGCTCTTTGCAGAGGACCTTCACAAGAATTATATCTCCAACCTTTACCTCTAGCTCCACCTAACCAAATAGTGCAAGATGAACTTGAGTACATATTTGGATACATATCTTTAAGAGGTTTATAAGAATACAATTCAGGAAAATCATTATAATATGTAATTACCCAATTTTGCAATCTTGTTTTAAAGAAATCTGCTTTATCTCTATAATATTTCTTAATAAGATTAACTTGATTAATATCAGAAGTTAAATCTTTCTCATCATCAGTCCTCATAACCCCAAAGTTACTAAGCTTAAATGAGATGGGTATAGTAATTTCACTTAATACTTGATAAAGTAAATAGGGTTGAATATAGTAATCTAGCAATTCTTTATATCTATGATTTTCTGGGTCATCTATAGAAGTAGGATCATAAATAGGAGGTTCTATTGGATGAACTGGTTTATTTGGATCTTTCCAATCGATTACTAATTTCTGAATCTTTTCTAAGAGCTTAGTTCCAATTAATGACTGAAGCTCAATATCTTGTGCAAGTTTAATTGCTGACTGAAGATATTTACCAGAAACATTATTGTCTAAATTGGATTCTGATTTTATATAATCTTCAGATATTAATAGTACATTTCTATATTCCATAATAATATTTATAATTTTTGCAGGGTTTATTTTTTCTACAAGATCTAGATATACTAGAAGAATCTACATTATTCTTCTCTCCAGCTTCCTTAGCTGATTTATACTCACAAATAAAATTACCATCTAAATCATACTTATATACTTTTTTGCACTGACGTTCTGAAATTAGTTGTTTTTCTTTATCTGAGAGTTTCATACCTTTATTTCAAGGAGTTTTGCCTAATCTTGCCTCCCTCATTTTACGCTTGCTTTCATCTGAATGCTGTTTACCATAAAATGAGTTATTTTCTCCTGATCTTATAATTCTAAGACTATCTTTATAATCTTGTGAAAAAGAATATCCACAAGTACCGTCTCCTCCATCAGTTAAATTATACCCATATTTTGGATTTCTAGTATTATACTTATAAATCAGAATCTTTTCTAAAGTCTTAGCACAAGCTTCTGGAAGATTATCTCTAATTATAATATGTTCAAAATTATCTCATCCATATTTTTTAATTGCTCTGCTAAAATAAAGATTATTCTTGTAACCTTGACCTTTAGTTCCCCATCTATTATTTAAAGTAAGTGATGTTATTCCAAAATATAATTTATTATCAGCCATATTCTTATGGCAGTACACTGTATAATTATTCAACATTTTCTGCATTGTCTGACATTCCTTTTGGAGTTAAACTAAATGGTTCAATAGTAATACTATTCTTAATGCCGAAGATTTTATCAAATGAGTCACAAATTTCTGATTGTATTGGGCGTACAAAAGTACGATTATATAGCTTAAATGCTTCATTAAACTCATTTTCATTAAATCCTGAGCTATAGTTTAAACCGAACAACGAAGGATTAGCTCTGAAGGCACAGAATATTTGATCTCTGGTTCTCTCAGATAATGATTGATATTTCTCATCAAAATCATCAGAATCTAATCTTTCAATAGTAGTCTTATTTGCCTCATCTGCATTATATGAAATCAATATTCTGCCAGCATTCTGATAACCAGAGAACTTCTCATTAATATTCCTCTCAATCTCCTCTCTAATTTCATCTGTAGGTTCCCCATTATTAAAGTTAATAATAAGATTACCCATAAATCCATTATTGATGTTATTTAAATGGAATTCATTAATATTTTTCTCAGTTTCACAAGATAAAATAGCAGCTCCATAAACAGGAATAGGATATACTCCTCTTGTTATATAACCTTTATTATAAAATATACTAGCTGGATTTTCATCCCCAGCTCCAAATTTTGGATATTTTATAGCTTTTACAGACCAAGCTGTCCAATCAGTTGCATAATATAATATATCATTCTTTTCGCTTGACCTTACATTCATAAAATCAATATGATATATCTCTGCAACTCTTCCGAGCATATCTCTAATTACTTGGATAGCATAACCTCCAAATATCATCTTATCAATAGTGATTTTTCTCATTATATCAACTATTGTTTCACCTTTCTTGTTTACAACTACTTCAAATCCTGGAGCATTACATTTAACATCATTACCAACGATAAAGTCAGCAGAACCATTAATAATGGATTGGAGAGTGGCAACATTTAAATATAAATCCCATAGATATAATGGATATTTGTTATCTTCTCCTCACATTATCATATCAGAACCTCTTTTCCTTGTTTCCGTTGGAAGAACGATGTTAGATTGAATAAAAGGATCTAGGGCTGACATCATTATTTTACTTTTATTTTCTTTCATAAGCTGTGTATTTTGATTGATAGTCATATTGGTATTTATTATTATCATAATTACCTACCCTCATTAAACCTGAGCTTAGTATGCTTATGGGAGTACCAGCTACAAGTATCTCTGTTCCATTTGTGAGAGTATTGGAATATGTAACTAATATTACAGGATTACCATACAATTCACTTCTATAAATATTATTAGTATCAATGATTATATCATACTTATTAGGATTTTCAAATAAGATATATTGATACTCTCCGTCATCCATATCTTCTAAAGTTATATCAAATTTATAATATATATTTTCAGAATAATTCTGATTATTTAAATTATAAATATAAATTTGTTTTGTTACAGTATGCTGAAGAACAAGACTATAATTCATATTTTCAAATATATTTTTTATATGTGGGAATTATGCCTCTTAAAGCATTATATACACCACTTCTTGTAAATTCATCTTCTAGCTCTCTAATTCTACTATATTTTTTAATTAGTTTTCCATCTAAAGAGTATCTGAGAATATATTTATATTTGGGATTTGGCCTAGTCTTTCAAGCTTCTTTCATAGCTTGTTTACATTCCTCACTTCTTGATTTTCCATATAGAGGATGAAATTCTCCAGATCTACAATAATTACTAGTATGTTTGCCGTAATTTGGATTCTTTTCTCCTCTTTTTGCTTCAGACAATCTTTTTCTCGTTTCCTCAGTTATTATATGTCCAAATCCACCATCTCCTCCATCTGTCATATTATATCCATTTATTTTAGAATTAAATAAATTAATATATTTCTTTTCAGCTTCATCTAATTTTCTATTTAATAAACTTTCTGAGGTACAACAAAATACCTGTATAGTTTCGATAATAAAATTTTTATCTCCATATTTTCTAATAGCTCGACTTAAATGATAATCCAAACCAGATTTTGCTTTCAGTTTATGCTCAATGAACCTACGTTTAATATCTCTGGTAGTTTTTCCAATATAAATCTTATTGTTTATTAAATTAGTTATTTTATAAATTGTTCCACTTTGCATAATTTTTACATTAGTTTTACATATCTTTTTCTTAAAATATAAACTAATTTACTAATGTATTAAAATAATTAAAGGAGACCTAAGCCTCCTTTAATGTCAAGTTTTTTACTCACTCAAAGTACTAAGAAAAAATAAAAACTGACAA